CGTTGTACCTTTTGCTTTTGGCATATCCATTGTTGACAACAAAGCCATTACTCTTGGCACAAACTCCGATATAACAATCCAATATGATGAAACCACTAATGACAGTCTGGAGATTGCTGCGGCAGTTGAGGGGGCAGCTTTAGGCATTGTTTTAAAATCAGATCAAGGCGATGACAATGCAGATCAACATAAACTGTCTATTGCAGATGGTGGTACGCTTACATTAGCCAGTAAAATATCAGGCAGTTTTGTCACTTATCTTACACATACACCAAACTCGACAGTAGCAAGTTCTACATTGGCTGTAGCAGGTAATTTAACTGTTGGTGGTTCATTAACATTAGGCTCTGGTGCAGTATTGTCAGAGGCTGAATTAGAACAGTTAGATGGTATTACAGCAGGTACTGTTACAGCAAGCAAAGCAGTTGTTGTAGATGCAAATAAAGACATTGCATCATTTAGAAATATTACCCTTACTGGCGAATTGGATGCAGGTAGCCTAGATGTATCAGGTGATGCAGATATAGACGGCACACTAGAAGCTGATGCGATAACAGTTGGTGGTACAGCACTTAATACAGTCATTGCAGGAGTAACAGTTACAAATGCTACAAACTCTGCTCATGTTTTGGTAACTGACAATGAAAGTACAAACGAAGAAAATTTGATTACTTTTGTCGAAGGTGCTACTGATAGCACAGGTAATGTTGGTTTGGAAATGGATGGCAACCTTTCTTATAATCCAAGCACAGGTACAGTAACGGCCACAGTATTTAAAGGTAATATAGATGCTGTAGATGGCGATTTTGATGGTACGCTAGAAGCAGATGCCATCACATTAAATGGGTCTGCCATAACCACTACAGCGACATTATCAACAGGTATATCTAATGGTAATGTTTTGGTTGCAACAAGTGGTGTTGCAGATAATGATTTTTTAAGAGTTAATGGTACAAGCATTGAAGGCAGATCAGCTAGTGAGGTTTTATCAGATATAGGTGCATCTGCTGTTGCAGGTAGTTCAAGCATTGTTACAACAGGTGCTTTGGATAGTGGTTCTATTACAAGTGGCTTTGGTGCAATAGATAATGGATCAAGTAACATAACAACAACTGGTGTTGGTTCATTTGGCTCATTAGACATATCTGGTAACATAGATGTTGATGGTACAACAAATTTAGATGCTGTTGACATTGATGGTAAAACTACTATAACAGCCGCAGATGGTGTTGCTGATAATGATTATGTTGTAGAAATTCAAAACGCTGAAGCTACAGATGGTAGATCTTTTGGTGTTAGAATAAAAGCAGGTTCTACTTCTGCTGACCAATCTTTTGTAATTCAAGATCACGATGCATCTAATACTTTATTTAAAATTACAGGTGATGGTGATGTAACTGTAAGCACTGGCAACCTTGTTATGGGAACAAGTGGTAAGGGAATAGATTTTAGTGCTACTGGTGATGGTACAAGCGTTAGTAATGAAAGTGAATTATTTGCAGATTATGAAAAAGGAAATTTTACAGCTACTTTACAAGGAACAAGTGGGTCTATTGGGAGTGGTGCTTCATTATCTGCTACATTTACATATATTAAAATAGGTAATTTAGTTCACATTAATGGTGCAATTAATCCAAGTAATATGGGAAGTTTTAGTGGCGATGCTATAATTACTGGTCTACCTTTTACTGGTGGTTCTAATCATGGTTTTGGTATAGGCATTGCTACACATGATTTAGATAGTAGAAGCACTGCTTCAGCAAATTTTCACTGCAAACAACAAGCTGGTACTGCACAACTAAATTTCGGCAAACCAAATACAGATGCAGTAGCTTATTCAGAAGTAGGTGATGGACACATGGGTATAGGTGGTGCTTACCCTGATTTTGGCTAATAACATATAAGGAAAAAAATATGGCACAAGGTGATATAACAAAAGAAATAGAATATGATAGAATAGAAGTTGTAGGTAGTTGGAACATACAAGTACGACAAGCAACTAAGATAATGGAAGAACAAGCAGATGGTTCAAAAGTAGAACTAAATCGAAACTTTCATCGTCATGTTTTGCAACCATTTAATTCAACAAAAGATGCTGATGGTACATGGACACATACTGCTACAGATATTAGTGGTGAAGATGCAAAGGTTAAGGCTATAGCTGAAAGTGTGTGGGATAGTAATACCAAGACAGCTTATAAAACTTGGGCTGAAAGTCAAACTGTATGAGCAAAATTACAATAGATAATAATGAATATAAACTTGATGATTTATCTGATAAAGCTAGGTCATACGCTGAACATTGTCATGATTTACAGAGAAAAATTTTGAATGTACAGAAAGATTTAGAGCAGTTAGTTACAGCAAAGAATACATATTACAACGCTTTAAAGCAAGAATTAGAGACACCACAAGCGGCTGAGTAATGGCAAGAAAGTCTGTGCAAACTGTTGATAGTGATTTGAAGTCACATGAAAGAGAATGGAAGGGCTTATATTAGCAAGCACAGCTACTGTCTTTGGCAGTGCTGCCAGTTTGTTCGCAATTCTTTTAAATTAAGATTTAGAAAGATGAACAGATGCTTGTTGAACTCGCAGCAATAAATGCGGCAATAGGAACAATCCGCCAAACTATTGCACATGGGCATGATCTTTCCAAAGCAGCAAAAAGTATCGCACAGTTCGTAACTGCTGAAGAAGATATTAGAGAAAGAGCAAACGCAAAAAAGAACAGTATGTTCAGTAAGCTTCTGGGCAAAGATACTGCTGACTTTGAAGAGTTTATGCATCTTGAAGAAATCGCACAGAAGAAAGAAGAACTTCGCGAAATTTTGCAGCTTTATGGACGTCCAGGCATGTACAATGATTGGGTCAAATATTCGTCTGAGGCCAGAAAGAAAAGACAGGAAGCTAAAGAAGAACAGAAGAAAGCCTTTGAACGTCTGGTGAGAAACATAATGATTGCGTTGATTGTAATCATTGTTGTTGGCGGTTTATTGGTTGTTGCATGGTTTGCGTACTTTTTAAAAGGACAGCAATGATACAATTATTATTAAACAGAGATGACTATGTTTCTGCATGGCTCATGTCAAAGATACCTGACATAAATTTTTTTGATTGCAAAGCTATAGGAGTTATTAAAAATCAGAAACTTATAGCAGGAGTTGCATATCATAATTTAAGAGATGGTCAGATAGAAGCAAGTATAGCGATTACAGATAAGAATTGGTGCAATAGAAAAATACTCTATGCTTTGTTCGCATATCCATTCGTACAATGCAGATGCCACAGAATTTTGGTTACTGTCAAAGATGGTAACAAACAATCTATCAAGTTAGCAGAAAAACTAGGATTTAAAAAGGAAGGAAAATTGAGAAAGATGTTTCCACCTAATGATGCTGTTTTACTTGGTATGTTAAAGAGTGAATGTAAATGGTTGAATATAAAGGAAAATAAAAATGGGAAAATCAAGACCGCAAGCCCCTCCATACGTTGATCCCTCAACATTAATTCAGCAAGATGCCAATGCAAATAGAATTACACAATTCTCACCTTATGGCAATTTGTTGTTTGGAAGCGTTGGAGATCAGGGGCAGTTTGTGCAAGGTGCATTACCAGAAGATGGACAAGCTGCTGCATTTACGCAAGAGACACCTTTTCAGTCACAGTTAAGAATGTTACAGGAAAATATTGGTCTTGGTTTAGGTAATATTGCAAGTCAAAGATTAGGATTGCCAACAGATAGTTCTATTGCACCTGGCACAGGGTCTGAAAATAACGATATAAGAGAGAGCGCCAACATACTGCCAGTTCCAATGGGTGACGTAGGTATAAACCCACCTCAAGAGTCAGACCCAACAAACCCATTTACAGGGCCAGTAACAACTTCTGATCTACCTGCATATTCATTTCAAGATGCAACAAACCTACCTGCATTTCAATCACAACTACCAGGTGCAGGGGATGTTCAAACATCTATAAATGTTCCTGATAATTTACCACAACTACCAACAGACTTTGAAGATACCAGAAAGCAGGTTACACAATCTGTGTTTGACAGACAGTTGGGATTACTTCAACCAGAGTTTACAAGACAAAGAAATCAGTTAGAACAGAACTTGGCTGACAGAGGATTACCGATTGGTGGTGAAGCATACAATCAGGCTATTAACAGACTGGAAAGATCACAAGGTGAGCAACAACAAAGACTAGCACAACAAGCTGATATAGCAGGTGGACAGGAAGCACAAAGGCTATTTAATCAGGCATCATCAGCCAGAGGTCAGTTGTTTAGAGAAGCGGCTGCACAAGGCGAGTTTGGACTTGCAGGACAGCAACAACAGTTTGGACAACAAACGGCTAATGTTGCACAACAGAACGCAGCAAGACAGCAACTTATAGCTGACCAGTTAAGAGCAAATGAATTAAATAACTTATCACGACAGGCACAATTAAATGAAAGAATGGGATTAAGAAATCTACAATTTAATGAACTAGCAGCCTTACTTGGTGGCCCACAAATACAGCAACCAACATTCTTTGCTCCAAGTGCGGTAAACACATTAGGTGCAAATCAGTTGGCTCAGAGTGCGTCAGCAAACGCATTTAATCAAGGCATGACTAATTATAGTTCTGGATTGGGTGGATTATTTGATCTAGCAGGGTCACTCGGCTCTGCATATTTATTGAGGCGATAAAGAATGACAACAGGACTAACATTAAATCAGGCTCTTATGAGTCCAACAATGAGACAACTTTCAGCACCTTTTAATAACCCCTCTGCAAACATACAACCATTAGCACAGCAAATGGCACAACCTATGGCACAGGGGCAAGGGCCATCATTTAGGTTTCAAGACCTCAATCGTGCTTTTCAGTTAGACCCAAGAAATACACTTGCTAATACCTTAATGCAACAAGGTGCTAGAGGAACTCCAATAAGAAGTCCTCTCGAGGGTATAGGTAGATTAAGTCAAAGTTTAGTAGGGGCAATGCTACAGAAGAGGGCATTAGATAGATTAGAAGGGCAGGAGACAACTAGAATACAAGAACAGAATATTCAAAGTGCTAATCTTGCAAATGCTTTAAATGAACAATTAGGAAATTTGCCAGAAAATAGCCCAATTATACCTATAATACAAAGCATACAATCTACATCTGGTTCTGGAGAGGCACTTAATGCTTTAGCACAATTACAAACAAGAAATTTATCTATTACACCACCACCAATATTTAAAGATGTTCTTAATGTAGATGGCAATATTATAGGGCAAGCAGCATTTAATGCTAATGATGAACAGGTTGGAGCAATACAATACGCACCAGAACCAAAACGATCTGAGTTAGCACAAAAGGCAATAGATGGAGGGTTAATACCAGGTACAGAAGAGTTTAAAAACTTTATTCTCGAAAATGCTAAAAACAGTGGTCAAAAAATAAATATAACCACAGGTGTTGGCGGTGAGGTTGGTTATAAAGAATTAATACAAAGAAATAGAAGCTTTAGTGAAAAAGCAACAGCTGCTCAAAACAATAGCGACAAAGTACAGCTAATGATTGATTTTTTATCTGATGATATTGTGAAGACTGGTGTTTTGGCAGGAAATATTAACACCATTAATAAACTAGGGCAATTTTTTAACCCAGATTTTAAACTAGAAGGTGTTGCAGGAACAGATGCTTTTGTTGCTTTTACCAATGAAATAATTTTACCATTAGTGTCACAATTAGGAAGAAACCCAACAGACTTAGATTTGCGATTTGTAACAGACGCACAAGTAAATTTAGGAAAATCTGTAGAAGGTAACTTGTTTTTATTAGAAGCCTTGAAAGTTCGACAGGCTAGAGATATTGCAGCAGCTAATTTTGTAAATGATTTTATTTTATCAGAATTTGAAAAAAATACTCCAATGGCACAAATTCCATTCTTATTAGATAAAGGCCTTGCAAATTTTATTAACACTGATCCACTTTTTACAAATTCATATAACTTTCTTGCAAGCAAATTTAAAGAAATTACAAAAAATGAACCACCAAAACCAGATATCAAAAACAAAATGAAACAGTCAGGGTTAATTACTAATGAGTAAAGTAGATGAATTAAAAGAATTGCAACAAAATTTAGAAATTGCAAAAACCGATGGAAAAATAACACAAAAAGGGTTAGCTACTTTAGAGGCTATAAATAATGGTGCTTTTAATAATTCAACCATTGCTAATGTTTTGCAAGGTGGTTCTGTTGCATCAAGTGACGAAATTGGTGCTTATGTTAACTCTTTGCTTACACCAGATTTGAGTTATGAAAATGCTTTATTAATTGAAAAAGCAGGTGTAGAGACAGCACAAAAAGAAAGACCCATACGACAATATATTGAAAATGCGTTGGGTTCTATTGTTCCTACAGCTTTAATGAGGGGCAGAAATATGGGAGCTATGAGTAGTGGAGCAACCTTTGGTGGTCTTTATGCAGGAGGTGCAAGTGAAGCTGACACAAATTTATTTTCACCAAAAAGATTGCCAGATGCAGCAATAGGTTCTGCAACAGGAGCGGTTGTTGCTCCATTAACAAATGTACTTTTAAAGCCTATAGCCAATCTTAGTTCTAATGTTAAAAATCTTTTTGAAGGCCCTAAAAGAATAGGACAAACACAAGCTAGAAGATTAATACAGGAGGCTATTGATAATGAGTCAAAATCTGTTGAAGAGGCCATTCTTTATGTTATTAACAAAAACAATTCTGGCAAACCATATACACTTGCTGATTTAGGTGAAAACCCTAGAGCATTATTAGATGCAACAAAAGTATTACCTGGAAAAGGTGCTGCAACTACTAAAAATTTTTTAAAGAAAAGAAACAGTGGAACATTAGCAAGGTTATCCTCAGATTTAGTCAAGGCTTTTGGTAGTGAGGCTGCTTATTATGAAGAATTAAATGCTCTACAAAATGCAAGATTTACCAAAGGGGATTTTTTCTATAAAAGAGCATACAAATCAAAAATAAAAGTTACCAAAGAATTACAGGAAATATTAAAAAGACCATCTATACAAAGAGCATTTTTAAAAGCAACTGATTTAGCAAAAGAAGAAGGAAATTTTTTCAATATAAGAATCAATGAAAATGGTCAAATTGTAACAAAAGATGGTGCTGTTGTAAAAAGTGTTCCAACAAGATTTTTGCATATATTAAAAAGAGGTCTTGATGATGAAATATACACAGTAAGAACAACAGGTGCAGGAAAAGAAATTTTAAACGCATCTAAAAGCACTAAAAATTCTTTACTTAATATTATGGATGAACAAAACAACAGTTACAAACAGGCAAGAAATTTTTGGTCAGGAAATGTAGCAGTTGGCGATGCTATGAAACTAGGTAATGGCTTTCTTAAAATGAACGCTAATGAGTTGTCAGAAGAAATTATAAACATGGACTTATCTGAGTTGGAAGGTTTTAGATTAGGTGCAATGCAGGCAATCATTGATGAAATAGAAAGAGGCTCAGAAACAACAGCAGTTTCAAGGCTTTTAAGATCACCTGCAAGAATTAGATTAATTAAAATGACATTTCCACAAAGTGATGCAGGTGCTAAAGCCGCTGATGCTTTTATTAAAAGATTAAATGATGAAGTGACTTTGTTAGAAACAAGTAAAACAGTTTTGGGAAACTCTGCTACAGCACAGAGACAAGTTGTTGTTCAAAAAATTAAAGATGCAACAGAGGTCAACCCAATAGTGGGTATCACTGATGCAATTAACAGAGCAATAAGAAAAGACTTTAACAATATTGAAGTAGATCAGCAGTCAGAAATTGCTAGTCAAATGGCTAATATTTTAACAGAGACAAATCCTGCAAAACTTAAAATTATTGAAAAAGAATTAAGTCAAAGAGGCGTTAAGTTTGTTGCACAGAAGTATTTAAAAGATGCAGCACCAGGCATATTATCAAAATTAATTAACCCTTCACAAGCAGCGGCACAAGCAGGGCAAATTGCAGGAAGAAATAATTTTGGTTCAGTATTAAATGCTCCTATTGCATTTGGTCAAATGTTAGCACAACAGCTTATGAATACAGGCAACAACTAATGGACATGGAAAAACTAAGACAACAACTCGTCATAGATGAGGGTGTTAAGTATGAGGTGTATCTTGATCATTTAGGATTAAAAACCTGTGGCATAGGTCATTTATGCAGAGAAGATGAGCCAGAGTTTGAAGAAACGATTGGTACTCAAATCACAGAAGATAGATGCACAGAACTGTTTGAAGAAGATATTAAGTCAGTCATTAAGGATTGTAAGAAGGTCTTTGAAGATTGGGAAGACATGGATGAAGAGTGCAAACAAATCTGTGCCAATATGATGTTTAATTTAGGACTGCCAAGATTTAGCAAATTCAGAAAAACCATCAACAATATTATAAGCAAAAACTACAAGAAAGCTGCTGAAGAAATGCGAGACAGCCGTTGGTACAGGCAGGTAACTAACAGAGCAGAAAGACTTGCTAGTAGAATGGAACTGATAACGTGACCCAGAAAAAGCTACAGGAAAAATCTGTTTTTGCAGATTACGACGAAAATTCGGACGGAATTGTAAGTGATGAAGAACTGTCTCATGTAAAAGAAATAAAAGAGACAGAGTCAAAACTGAGAAAGCAGATCGCACAGCTTAGAATGGCCAGATACACACTCATTGGCATGGGTGTATTTACTGCTGCAATGTTTTTTATGCCAATAGATAAGATCAATGCATTATCTGATATTAGCAACTTACTCTATATTAGTGGGGCAGGTATCGTTGGCACTTACATGGGTACATCTGCATG